GGATTGCACCTGCGTATGGCATGCCATCAATACGATTGATTGGTTGCAGACCATAGGGTGCCGAAACGGTGGGGTAAGCCATGTTTGGACTCCAAAAAAGTTAAGTGCCTTTGCCGAAAGTAACCTTCGTGCTGCGCTCTTTGAAAAGCGGCATACGCGGGTCGTTCTCTCGCATGTAGGTGTTATCCACTGATTGCATCTGCGCATCTGCCTGTTGGGCGTAATACGCGTTCCGCTGCTCGGTGAACTCCACAGGTGTTTTGCAAAGCAACAAGCCACCAACTTCGATGCTGTCGGGGTAGTGGTTTTGCCCACTATTAAACAAGCGAATCTCAGGATGATCTGATGCTTTAACGGGCTCCCAGCCCTCTCGCCATTTGCCGGAAGCGTTCATGGCATCAGCCTTGCCAAGCGTGGCAATCCGAATCCAGCGATAAGCGTAACCCTCTTCCGGTGTCGGATCGGGCAAAAGCTGGGGTGGCATCCATTTTTTTGGACGCTCGGTTGTTTCACGCGTTTGCAGAGCACGAGGCTCGCGGTTATCAAGTTCTGTTTTAGCCATTTTCATTTCCTCATTTCTGCCGCAACTGCACGGGCGTACTGCTCATTCGTCAGTCCCAACCGCTTAGCGAGTTCCACCTGCGTCCTTGTCAGCACGATCTTTTTAGGCGCTGTGCTGCGAGTTGCTGGTGCAACAACATTCGATTTCTTTGGAGAAGGAGTCGCATCCCCCAAAACTTCAGTATCCCCGGACTCGAACGCATCCGGAAAGACTTGTTTCATACGAGCATCGATGCGCTCGTAATATTCAGACGATGACGGCGTAATTCCAGATTTAACCAGCTTGTTGTGGAACCCCAATGCAAAGCTGGTCATCTCGTCGTCATTGCCAAACCATGTGTTCTTATCTGTCCATTCCTGAGTTTTCGCATCAAGTTTGGGCCGAACTGGTTCAGCGGTAGGTATTTGTACCTGTTTTTCCTGCTCTTGTACAGGTGCTGGCCGAAAATTGTTTACACGCTCAGCTTTCATCTGAATCGAGGTCATTTTCAACTGGGCCGCAGTCAAGGCGTCAGAATCGCCACTTTCGTGAGCGGCCTTGAACTCTCGCTGCGCGTCCGCCAGCTCACTGGCTACAACCTTTTTAGCCTGCTCGAGGAGGGCGCTCTGGCCTTGGTGCAAGCTGCCTTTGAGTTTTTTGTTCTCTTCGACAACCTGCTGGGCAAGACGTACGGCCTCTTCGCGTTCCCGCAAAGCAGACTCTTTGGCTCTACGCTCTTCGTGGTAGCCCTTGGTGAAGTGCTGAATGCGTTTACGAACGCCCTCGTCGTACTTGGAAAGCTCTTCGTCGGTTACATCCTTAGGAGGCTCTTCCATTGGCTTTCTGCCACGGTCCTCCTCGGGGGTGTCGTCAACAATCTCAACTTCTGGCTCGGCCTCTACAGCCTTTGATCCAGCGCGGGATTGCTTTTCCTCCACCTCGTCGGGGAAGGTAAATTCGGTTTTGTCAATTTCTGCCATGGTTCCTCCTTAAACGCGCTGAATGCCGCGTGGGTCTTCGACCACAGCCTCGACAGAGTCATCGTTGATGATCCGCCACTCGGTCCCGTGAATCTTCATTCGCGTTCCAGTGTTGGGTCTCACGATCACAAAGTCACCCACCTTGCAGCTTGGGCCGCTTGGGAAACGTTTCTCATCTTTGAATGCATCTGGCCCGATCTTTGCCACAAACAGCACGGGCGACAGCAGCTCTTCAAACTGCATTGTCTGGTTGGCTTTAAGTAAGCCGCCCTCGTACTCTTCCTTGGCTTCTGGGAGCATGCACAGAAGATGGTAGGTTTGCGGGTCTGGAATCTGTGTGGCCTTGTCCTCAACAGTCTTGTTGAGAAGGCCAGACAGATCAACCGCCTGAACATCAAAGTTAGTCGTCATTGTCGTCTTTCAGTTTACGCACGAGGTCGCCAATTTCACGCTGTGCGGTCTGGAGACCTCGGATGACCCCGCACAACTCTCGGTAGTTGGCATAGTCTTTCGACTGGCCCACCACCAAAGCTTCTGAATGACTTTTGACATGCTCCTCAATTCTTTTGTTGAGAAGCTCCAAAATTTGGTTGTCCATGTTTCCTCTTAGTTCTCCGGCGATTTAGCAGCCGGTCTGTTTAAACGCTCCATCAGCTTAGCCTGCATCTTGGCGGATGCTTCCTGTTGCTTTTGGCTCATCTTTTGTTCAAACTCCTGCTGACGCTGAGCCATCTCTTGCTCGTGCAGTTGTCTGTCCATGATCATTTCTTGCTGCATTTTTGCTGCGGCAACCTCCGGGTTCTCGCCCTGACGGTTTGCGGCCTCTTGGGCTTTGAGCTGAAGTTCTTGCTGGCGGACAGCCAAGTCGCCCTGAACCTTTTGCTCTTTGATTGAGGCGTCTTTCATCTTGATCTGCAGCTCTTGTTGCTGCATTTGGACCAGTGGGTCTTGGGCTTGTTGCTGGGCTTGCTGCTGAGCAGCCTGACCTTTGCTCTGAGCTAGAACCTGCTGGGATGCTTGAGCAACCAGACGCGACAACTGAACCTCAACATCCTCTGGCAGGTCTTCATCGGGCTTGGGCATGGGCACGCCCAACTGCTCTTCGACCTTCTTGCGGTAGGCAAATGCCAAGTGCTCTGAGATGTGGGCCATGATTTCGGCCTGCATCTTTTGCGCTTGTGGGTTCTGACCAATCTGCGCGGCCATCAGGGGGTCTTGCATCAAAGCCATGTGGACTGCGATGTGTGCGTCATGGTCTTGGTAGATGAACGCCTTGGTGGGCTTTCCGTTCAGAAATGCCATGTTCTCGCTGACTGGGTCGCGTGGCTTCATGTCATCATCAATTGGAACCAGCTTGTCTGCGTTCTTGATTCCCAAGACCTCGATCATCTGACGGTGCAACTGCGGTAGGTCATAGATTTGAGGAGCCTGCGCGGCCAACTGAATCACAGCTTGGTACTGCATGATCCGCTGGGCCATTGTGGAGCTGTTTGGATCACTGACCGGGATAACCTCGACCATGTCGTAGTCTTCCCGCTTAGCCATGCGGTCACCGCCTTGGGGCTCGTACTCGTATTCGCTTGGGGTGTTGTCGCGGATGATTTCCTTGAGCAGTTTAAATTCCTGCTTCATGGCGTAGTGGACCCGGGCTTGAACTGCGCTCATGGTTTTGAGTTGACGCTCCAGCAACGCCAGAGTTGTGCCGACAGGAGAGTTGGCACTCATGTCGCTGATGTTCATATCAGCGATGGAGCCCAGACGGCGGCCCTCTTCTGTGATGCGGTCAAGCAGAACAGCCAGAACTTGTGACGGCTCCTTGTATGGCAGGGGCATGATGTTGTCACGCACTGTGCCACCGGGCACGTCCACATCTCGCCATTCTCCGGGAGCGATTGGGGTGTCATCTCCTTTAATCCGCAGACCACGCGACTTCAAGCCACCGGGCAGGTTGGACAGAGTTCCTGCGTCCACCAACTGACGGATCAGGGATGTACCCGCACGGGCATAGCCGCCGATCAGGTGGATGTAGCCGAAACCATAAGCGCCAAAACCGGGTACGTAGTCATACTGAACGAAATGCTGGCGCTTGATTTTTTTCTTGTCGGTCTCGTTCCAGTTACGGTAGACCGACAGAACCTTGCTGGTTCCCTTGTCGATGGTAACGATGTAAGGAAGAGCAATGCCATCCTTGTCCTCGTACCCGGGCATGTCGTAGTCCACTTGAATCTCAAGGAACTGATAACGCTCGTCTTCGGTGACGGAGTAGCCCTGCTCTTCGGCTTTCTTTTTCTCCACATCGTTGTGGATCATGACGGGCTCACCCAGCTCAACATCACGGTAGAAGCCTGCGACCTGAAGCTTCTTGACATCGTTCTTTGTCTTGCGCATCACATGGGTAACGCGCTCGGCAGAGCGAGCACCCGATGAGCCGTAGGGGATGACGATGTCTTCGGCGGGGCAGAAGATGGCTACCTGACGGCCAAGGCCGGGATCGAAGTAAACCTTCTTGAAGGCGGAGCCTGCCAGACCCAAGTTGAACAGCATGCGCTCATGCTCCGGGCGGTATTCAGGCATGCCGTCAACCAACTGGAAGTTCATGTCGGTGCGGACTCGCTCGGCTGCGTCTTCTTTCAATTTGTCGATTGCGCCAATGATCTGCGTTTTGACGGGGCCTTGAGCGGGGAAGGTCTCAATGATGGTCTCGGACTGGAAGCGGACTGCGGCTTCTGTCAGGAGGGTGGAGAAGACGCCACAGGCCCCCGTCCAAGGCTCGGTGCGCTCCTCATACTTCATGCCAAGGACCTCGAGCCCTCGCACATACATCTCTACCCATTCTTTACGAGATGAGATGTCAGATTCCACTTCTCCTACCAAGTCAGAGCCAAGCTTTTCAAGCTCACCCTCATCCATAAACTCTGCCAAGTTGGCCTCGAACGACTCCTCTTCTTCTGGCATAAGGTCGATTGCCATGCCGTCGATGCCGATGATTACATCGTCGGGGTTCTCGATGATGATCTCCACTGCGGGGGTGTCATCTTGAATCATGTCTGAGAAATCAATCCCCTCAGGGGCCGGGGAGAGAGACGAAACCATGCTGCTTGTTGCCATGACGATCCTTAATAGAAGGCGGTTTTGCGCCGGAAATAACGCTGCTCTTCGGGCTCATCAGATTCAATCTGAATGAATCCACCTCTTCTAAATCGAAGCAAGGCTTGGCTTGTTGAGTCCACAAGGTCGTCGTTTTCGCCGTTTGGGAACGCGGCCAACTCCTCCATCAACTCATCTGCCCATCGGGTTTCTGGACACCAAACAACTCCGGAAGCGAAAAGGTCTGAGATAGCGTTTACACGCGCAATCTTATCGCTTCCTTTGCCCGGTGTGTACTCCTCAAGCAAGATTCCTGTCTGCCGAAGCTCATAGATCAGCGGAGCGCCTGCCGCTTTCTTCTCCACAATCAGGGTATCTGGCTCCCATTCCTTGTACATCTCAAAAGCTTTTTGTTTAAGCTCAGGAAACTCCATGCGAGCTTTAAACGCATCCAGACAGATGATGTTGGTCTTCAGATTGCCCAAGCTGTCGGGGTGCTCGAAGATTCCCCACGTTGTGCAGGCTGAATAGTCTGCCCTGTTGGACTTTTCAAAGGCGGTATCCCAGCTTTGGATGATGTAATCGCACTGCGGAGCGGTGTCCGACTCCCAAATGCGCCACTGATCACGCTTAATGATCGCGCCTTCTTCGGATGTGGGGTTCTGTTGGTACTGCGCTTCCCATTTGGCGACAGGAATCTCAGCCTTGATGGCTTCAAGTTCCGTTTTCTTCCAAAATCCGGGCCACAAAGGGGTTCCTGAGGGCAAAATCGCAGGAAACTCTATAACTTCCCAGTCATCCACGCCATCTTTTGAGGCATTTTTAAGAATCTGCCCAGTCAAATCTCTCTTTGACCAGCGCGTCATCACGATGATGATCGCTCCCCCGGGCTGTAAACGCTGACGAGGGCCGGATGTGTACCACTCATACACGTTGTCATACACAGCGGGGTTGCCTTGCTTGGCCTCCTGCTCCGAATGCGGGTCATCAATGATCAGAAGGTCGGCTCCCTTACCCGTGACGGCTCCGCCGACACCAATAGCGAAGTAGTCGCCGCCTGCGTGGGTGTTCCAGCGACCTGCTGCCTTTGAATCAGAGGACAGTTTGGTGTCAAACACCCGGGAGAAGGCCTCAGAGGAGACCAAGTTCCTCACCTTCCGGCCAAAGCCTACGGCAAGTTCTGCGGTGTGGGCAGTCTGGATGATCTTTTTCTCCGGGAATCTGCCCAAGAACCACGCAGGCAGGAGGTAGGAGGCAAACTCAGACTTGGTGTGCCGAGGAGGCATGTTGATGATGAGCCTCTTGAGTTGCCCCTTGGCAACTCTCTCAAAAGCATTCGCCATGATCTGGTGGTGCTTCCCAGAGATAAACCCCGGCCACATGTGGGAGGCGTAATAAATGAAGGACTCTTGGCACTTCTCCACTCTGTCGTACTCAAGAAGCATCATGATCTTGGCACGCTCCGCCTCATCCACAAGAGGAATCAATGCCCGGTAATCCTCCACCTCCTTACGGCTCATCATAGCGAAGCAACTTCCCGAACACTGCGGTCAATTACCCGGATGGAGTTGAACTGGTACGGCTTCACCGCAACCAATCCCTCATCCTTCAATTTATGGATGATCCGGTGAATGTTGGACTTACTGCGCATGCTGAGACCCTTGGCAATCACAGCATAAGACGGCGATACACCATGAAGCTTGATGTAAGCCTTGATGAAGTCCAGCACCAATTTATGTTTCTCCGGCATAGCCACCTCGTGTAAACAGCGGTAGTTTAAACGCAAAACGAACGTTCGTGCGAACATTCTGAAAAATATATATACCCCCGGGGGGTGGGGAATTTGGAAGCAATGGGGGTATGTTGGGGAATGTGATGGGATGTGTGGATTACAGCGTAAGCGGGAGCGGGGCCGTCAGCGAGCATTTGGGGTGGTGGGGGATGGGTGGGGTCGCCGTCCCAGCCGTTTACACGCACCGCCTGCCAGCCACAGGTGATAGTTCCCCCTCCCTGATGACCGTTGCCCTTCCCCATGCCTCTCCCCTTGCGTTTACACGGCCTTGGCCTTGAGTGGCTTCACGTTGTCCAGTAGCTTGAGGTGACCTGAGAGTTCCTTACGCAACTGCTCTGCGCTGACCTTCTCAGTGGTCTCTGCGGCCTGTGGTTGGAACATCCCTGCGGCTCTGCCCATGAGTTCCAAGGCCTTTAAACGGGAGCCTTCTTGCTTGCCTCCCTTGCTAAGTGCCAAAAGCTCTTTGAGCACATACCGTTTGGTTGCGGATACGTCTTCGGCTAAGACCTCGACTGTCTCCCCCCAAGCTTCCTGAAGTGCCTTCTGTATCCGTTCATCCTTGCTCAGTCTGTATGCACTGGATGTGATCACCTGATCATTGCCCTTGGCGTTTGGGTATGCATCCCTGTAGGCTTGTCTCATGGTTTTCCCAATGATCATGCCCTTTGTGAATTCCATCTGGCTTGCTGTCAATGGCTTGGGTCTGCTGTATGCATCTGCTCCCTTTGGCTTTCCATCTACTCTCATAGGCGGTGGGCTTGCGTGAGCGGCTAACCGTTCCGCTTCGCTCAGTTCTGCCTCATCCTCCCAGCCCTCGCCGTCTGTTTCATCCATCGCCTCCAGTGCGTCCAACAGTTCGTTTTTGCTGGCCCGTCCCGGCATCCTTGTCTCATCCATCGCAGTTCCCCTGTAGTTTCATCCAGCCTGTGTGTTTACACAGCACCGTTCTCATTATCCACAGCCTGTGCATAACGTCAAGTTATCCACAGCCACCTGTGGACAGT